GCAAAAGAAGTAAAAGCGTGTTGTCTTCTAGCAGCTCCAGGTAATGTTTTAGATGCAGCTGTAAGTTGATTCCAACCGCCTATCTTTTCAGGTAATCCATATCTGAATCTAACAAAATCACCATCTGTCCATTGCCCCTCGGCACCAGATTCTGTATCTTGTTTGTTAAAACCAGGCTTGAAATTTAATTTTTGTAGCATATAGTAGCTTATATATTAGTTTTATAGAGAATGAAAGTAACATAAAATATGAGTTATGACCACAAAATATCTGATTTAAAATATAGAATTAATGAATTAGTTCCTAAAAATATTTGCCAAAAATTAATAGAAACCTTTGAAAAATATTCTGAATTATCAGGCCCAGAGCAAAGTTATAAATATAAAGATAAAAAAATTAAGTTAGACAACTTTAACTGTTTAAATTTATCCCGAATTACTAATCCTAATAAAGACATAAAAGAAGCTTTAGATATATCCAAAATGTATTTATCGATAATGATAACTAACTATGTTTTATATATTCAAAAAAATATATGTGCTACTTTTGATAATACTTCTATTAACAAAACAGATAATATTCGTATTTTAAGATACAAAAAAGGAGAATGTATTGAAGACCATACTGATGTAGGAGGAAATATAAGAGCTTCTTGTACTTTAAATTTAAATGAAGATTATGAAGGAGGAGAGTTTAGATTTTTTGATGGTCAAATTAAAGAAGTATTTAAAACAGGAGATGCCATGTTATTTCCTGCAGAACCTATTTGGATACATGGAACAGAGCCAGTAACAAAAGGCGTTAGATATTCAATTAATTGTTTTTTAAGTTCATGAAAGACAGAAAATGATTAACACTTATCACCTGTTTTCAGTGCCCGTAATAGAAACTAAAATAGTTCTTCAAACACCTTTATTTAAAAAGATAACAAATTGGTGTAAAGAAAATAGTAAAAATGAAAATTTTATAACTCTTAGAGGTGGTTTTCAAGAACATAACGATTTTGATGGAAAAGAAGAGTTAGACGAAATTATAAATTCTTTTTTACGACTTCATGTGCAAGAAAAAATATCTCATAGTTGGTTAAATGTTTTAAATAAAAATGGAGATAATCTTCCTCATCGACATACAGGAGATAATATTAAAAGTTCAGCAGTGTTTTATCTAACAAATAATAATTCAGCAATTAATTTTATAAAAGATTCACAATTATTTAGTGTTTATCCTAAGTTATTTGATTTATTAATATTTCCTTCTGATTTAATTCACCAAGTTTCACCACATTTAAATGATGAAGTTAGGATTTCTTACGCTATAAACACAGAAAGTATAAAATGAATATTTTAACAATACACCATGGTCACAATGGTTCTATAACCGTATCTAAAGATAATGAATTAATTGTGCATACTGAATTAGAAAGATTTTCTAAAATAAGATATGGTCATGATTTTACATTAAACATTGTAGAAAAAATTAATGAATTAAATATTTATTTTGATTTAATAGTCGTATCAATCTGGCATCCTGATTGTATTGCTGATGTTCTTTTTGGTCTTATTAATAGAAAAGACAATTGTAAAATTATAGTTGAAGATCAATTTCAAACTAAACATCACATTTACCATGCTTATTGTGCTGCTTATAATGTCAATAAAGATTTTGATTATATTGTAGTTTTAGATGGTAGTGGAAAATTTAATAAAGACCTTCAAGAAGAAACCATAAGTATTTATGATAATAATTTTAATGAAGTTTATAAAGAATATTATACAGGAAATAGTGTAAGTTTAGGGTGGGCTTATCAAATAGTAAATTTAGCTTTATATAATGAGACATTTCCTTGTGGAAAAACTATGGCTTTATCTTGTTATGGATCTTATGATAAAAATATTCAAATATTGAAAGATCAAAAATTTAATAAAAAATATTTTAAAAAACATTTAGGAAGAAAAAAAGATGATATTTATATGGCTAAGGATTGGATACCCGGATTATCTGATTCAAAAGATAATAAAAAAGCTTTGAACTTTGTTCATACTTTTCAAAAAAGTTGTGAAGAATATGTCTTCGATATATTTAAACGTTTTGAAAATAAAAAAATTATATTTACTGGAGGCGTTGCTCAAAATGTATTGATTAATACACGTCTTAATAATGAAACTTCTAATACAGTTTATTTAGATCCAATGAGTGCTGATCATGGTATATCACTTGGAATGAATGTATTTTACAGCAATAATAAATTAAAAAAAAGAAATACTTATTACTTAGGTTTTAAACCAGAATATGATTTAGTAGATGATATATTTAGTGTTAACAAACATACTATTAAAGAATCGAATGAAGAAGAGGTTGCTCGTATCTTAAAAGAAGATGTTGTTGCTATTTTTCAAGGTGGCTCGGAACAAGGACAAAGAGGTCTTGGTAATAGAAGTTTATTAATAAATGCAGAACATGAAAACTGTATAGAAAAAATAAATAAAATTAAAAAAAGAGAATGGTATAGGCCGTTTGCATGTTCTATTTTAAATGAAGATTTAGATGAGTGGTTTGAAACAGATAACAAAAAAGTACCTTATTATATGATGTTTGTTTATAAAGCAAAAAAGAAAGTTAGTAATATAGTGTCTGTTGAAAATACTTGTAGACTACAAGCTGTTAAAAAAGAACACAATAAAAATTATTACAATTTAATAAATGAATTTAAAAAACAAACTAAACTCCCTTATATTTTAAATACTTCTTTAAATGTACCAGGCGCTGTATTAGTTGAAGATTTATTTGATCTTAATATAATGTTTAATTCTAGTGATTTAAAATATATATGGTTACCAGATATAAGAAAGTTAATAATTAAAAATGGTTTTAAATAAAAAATTTAAAAAATTGATGAAGGAAAAAAAACCGTTTTGTGTAAATGTTCCTGATCTAAAAAATTTATATTCTAAAAAAGAATTTGAAAATTATATAAACACTACTCATTTTTCTGTTAATACAAATTTAGATGCAAGGCGTGTTAAAAAAAGATATGTTTGGAATGCAAATGTTTGGGATCACAAGAGTTTTGTTACAAAACAGTTATTAGAAGAATTATTAAAAAAAGAAACAATGGCAATTAACATGTGTCATAAAGCTTCTAAAAACATAAGTTTATTTATTTCAGAAATAGAAACACTAACAAATTTACCTACGGATTGTCATATGTATTATTGTTCTAAAGAAATAAATCAAAAAGGGTTATCAAAACACAATGATTTAAATGATAATTTGATGGTTCAAATTTTTGGAAAAACTTTATTTAAAGTGTGGTTAGATAATAAAATTTATATAGAGAAATTATTAGAACCAGGTGATCTTTGTTATGTTCCTAGAAAAATAGATCACTGTTTTGAATCTAAAACAGAAAGATTATCTTTAAGTTTTCCCATGTTACATTCTCATAGAGTAAATAAAGATAATAAAGACTATTGGATAACTTTGTAATGAAACTAGTATATAACTTTAAAGATAAATTGTTTTGGATTCATAATTTTTTACCCCACCATAAATATAAGCAAATACATAATGATATTTTTAAAGAAAGAAAAATATTAAATTATAGATCAGTAAAAGGTGAATGGGAAAAAGATTTAACTAAACATGTTGGTTTTCCAGATAAATTAGACATAGATCCTAATTATTTTAAATTTTCTGAAACTCTTATGAAACATTTACCGTTTGTTTCTATTAAAGGAAAATTTACATACACGGTGCACAAAATGACAAAAGGTTCGGGTATTGATTGGCACGGTGACTTAAATCATAAATTTGGAATAACCTATTATATAAATAGAAGATGGAATGGAAATTGGGGTGGAGAATTTATGTTTCAACATGAAAATAATTTTGGATATATCCCAGTAATAGGAAATTCTTTAATAATAGTAAAAACACCACTGCAGCATAAAGTTAATCCAGTTTTATCTAATATAATTCCTAGATATACTATTCAAACTTTTGTTAATTAATAAAATTAACTACTAGGAATTAACATCCAAGATGTTAAAATATAGTTGGTGTCTTTTAAAGGAGGATTTCCTCTATGAACATAAGGAAAACCAGCTGGCCAAATCACGACTCTACCTTTTTTAGGTTTTACTCTCACTGATTGATTTAAAAATTCTGTTTCCCCACCTTCTTCTATGTCATTTAAATATATAGTATAAGCTAATCCTCTTCGATAATTATCAAATCCTGGTGCTCTTTCAACATGCCACAGATGATAACCTTGTGTTGGTAAAGTTTTTTGTATTTTAAAACAAGTAAATTCAAAATTTTCAATACCCATATAATCTTTTATAGAAGTATGAACTTCGTAATTTTTTAAACACATATCAAAATTAGTAACGATGTTTTTTAGATCATGTTGCCATATATCTAAATCATAATAAAAATCAGTAGCTTCATCATTTTTAAGATGAACACCTGCTCTTTCACATTGCATTCTATTAAAAGTTTGTTTAAATTTAACTCTGTCTTCAAACATTTTAATAGCCTTGTCACACTCACTATCTAAAATAAATCCATCATAAATACCTATATGATTTTCTATTTTAAAATTTTTATTTTCTTTCGAAGACATATCTTTAAAAATATGTTTTATACTATTTTATAATAAAGTAAATACTAAGATGAATAAGAGGTAGGTCTTGAGCCTTTTTCAGATTCGTCTCTAGGATCATTATCCCACTGAAATTGTAATTGAGTTAAATGTGCAGCGTCCCATTTGTCAATAAATGGTTGAAAATCTCCTAAACTAGCATCAGTCCAGCTAGTGTGAGCAGTTTGGTCTCTGTATTCTACTTCATTAGATAATGGAGTAGTTCCATATTGAATTGCCCAAATATTTGAAAACTTCGACTGATTCCAAAAAGCATCGTCATCAATAGTGTATCCTCTACCTGTAGTTCCATCACCATTATCAAAACCAGGTTTTGTTATTTTTTTATTTTCAAAAACTACTGTCCATGTTGAGTTTGTTGCCATATTTTCTCCTAAGTTTTAATGATATAAATAATTGTTAAATAAGGTTGTAATACTGATGTAGCATCCCCTGAAAAGTTTGCACTCATGTTGTGTGAGTGACCTGCATCACCACCTGTATTAATAGGTAAAAATACTGAACCTGGGTTTGCGTTATATCCCATTCCTGGGACAGCAACATTACTTTGTCCGTTTGGACCAGGATTATATAGTTGGTGGTTGTGTGATGCAAGTTGACCTGTTGATAAAGTTGCGTTTGCTGTTGAACCCCCAACGTTTCCAGTTGAAGCTACAGTATTTGCTCCACCAGTCGATGCTAAAGCTTTGTTGTTAGATTTTCCAACCGGTACGTTGTCTTGTAAATCAGGAACGTTAAAAGTTGTTGAGCCATCACCTGCACCATAAGTTGTACCTACGACTGCAAATAATGCAGAGTAAGTTGATCTTGATACCGCTGCTCCATTACACTCTAAGAAACCTGATGGGACAGATGCATCTGACCATGGCACAATAGTTGCCGTAGGAATTCCCTCGATACCTGTAAGGT